AATGCGTACGATAATGCGTACAACTATGCTGTGCGCATGGGTTGGGGCTACTGGCGTGTCGATCACCGCTATGTGCGGGAAGATTCGTTTGACCAGGAAATCTTCATTGATCCGATTGACAACCCATTTACAGTCTATTTAGACCCAAACAGTATTGCGGTTGATGGCTCAGACCAAGAGCGTTGTTTAATTACTACAATGATGCCTAAAACCACATTCAGGAAGCTGTACCCTGACGTGGATGAAACATCATTTTTAAGCCGTGGAACTGGAGATACGCAAAGCGAATGGATTACCAAAGAAGACATAAGAGTAGCAGAGTATTGGTACACAGTAAGAGAACCCGCAACGCTATATCAGCTCTCAGATGGTTCCGTACGGTTTGCAGACGATAAAAACTTTTTTAAAAGAATAGAAACTGCGGGTCTATTTGTTGTCAACGAGCGTAAATCTATTAAGCGCACGATTAAGTGGAAAAAAATAACTGCGGTATCGGTGCTGGAGGAGCGTGATTGGCCTGGCTATTACATACCAATCGTGCCAGTTTACGGTCGGCATGTCGTAATTGGTGACAAACGCAAAAAGTTTGGTATGGTGCGCCACGCTAAAGATGCCCAGCGCATGTATAACTTTTGGGTCACGTCACTCACCGAGTCTGTAGCGCTTGCACCAAAGGCCAAGTGGATCATGGCTGAAGGCCAGGACGAAGGGCGTGAGTTGGATTGGGCTGCAGCGAACATTAAATCTATGGCTACTCTGCGGTACAAACAGACTGACATTGATGGCAACCCAGCGCCTCCGCCACAGAGATTGCAACCTGAACCGCCTCCAGCTGGTGTAATGGCTGCAGCGCAAGAAATTAATTCAGACATGGCAACGATCATTGGAATATATGATCCATCACAGCAATTGCCAGGCAACATGTCTGGTAAAGCGCTAAATGGTCAGCAAATGCAGGTTGATCTGACCAATTTTGACCTGTACGACAATTTAACCAAGTCAATTGCGTACACAGGCAAGGTAATATTAGACCTAATTCCTAAGATTTATGATACTGAGCGCATCATGCGTATCATTGGAGATGACGGGAAGCCCGATCTAATATCAATTAACGAGCGCACAGCAGTTGGCAAAGTTAAAAATGACGTGACTGTAGGCCAATACGATGTGGTTATGGAAACAGGGCCAGGTTACAACTCCAAGCGCCAGGAAGCGGTTGAAGCCATGATGCCATTGCTACAGGGCAACGAGCAATTGTTTAACGCTGCAGCCGACTTGGTGTTCCGCAACATGGACTTTCCTGGCGCAGAGACCATTGCAGATCGTTTGGCAGCGCTTAATCCGATGGCTCAGATTGACGAGCATTCAGACATACCTCCTGAAATACAAATTAAGCTCAAAGCAGCGCAAGGCCAAGTGCAACAAATGCAACAACAAATGCAAGCTATGCAATTGGCTATGAAGCAACGTGCTGACATTGAGGGCGTGAAGCAACAAGCTGAAACACAACGTGAATTGATGCGCCAAACAAGCAAAGCGCACAATACAGAATCTATATTGCAGGCCAGGGTGCATGATGCCAACACCAGAGCCATTACAAGCCAAAATCGGGTAGAGATCGAAGCTATTGCAGACTTACTATTGCACAACATGGACACGGCACGATTAGAACGTGAGATACAGATGCGCAACCGTGAGCAATACGCAGCCATGCAAGCAGCCGATCAATCTATCATGCCAAATAATCAACAATAATTGACAGTATAATTACTTTCAGTTATATTGACTAAACCTTACCTGTGAGGTACACAGGGCAAATTCTTAGGGAAAACCTATGTCTAGTGAAAGAGAAGCATCGTCTGTATTGACGAGCGAAAATTCGGGTGAGTTTTATGCTAATAAACTTGGTTTAGCTACGGAAGCTCCTACTGAGGCGGTCGAAACCGAGCCAGTAGTTGAGGATATACCGCAGAGTGAACCAGTTGCAGACGAACCCAAACCAGTAGAGGAAGGCGAAAAGAAGCCGAATCCGAAACTTGAAAAGCGTTTTTCTGAATTAACGAAGCAACGAGAGATGGCACGTCAGGAAGCTGAACGTGAGCGCTTAAGGGCTAGTGATTTAGAGGCACGTTTAGAGGCGCTTGAAAGGGTTTCTAAGCCTGCAAAGGTTGAGGAGCCTAATAGAGAGCCACAGCCGAGTGATTTTACCGATGCGTTTGAGTATGCAAAAGCATTGGCAGAGTTTTCGACTGCTAAAGCACTTGCAAACAGAGATAAACAGGAAGCTGAACGCAAAGCTAACGAAGAACGCCAGAAAGTTATGACCTCTTGGCAGACAAAGTTAGAGGCAGCGAAAAGCGAACTACCTGATTATGAGGATATGGTTGCGTCATCAGATGTGGTTGTATCAGATCAAGTCAGGGATGCTATTTTAGATAGCGATGTCGGACCCAAAATTCTTTACCATCTGGCTGAGAATCCCGAGATAGCAACTAAGATCAGCGGTTTACCTTTGTCGAGTGCTTTAAGAGAGATTGGAAGATTAGAGGCTAGGTTTGAAAAGACCGCAGAAGCGCCTAAGCCTGCTGTAAGAAAAAGTAACGCACCAGCGCCTATCAATCCAATCAGAGGCGGATCTAACGTAGATGTACCTATGACCGCAGATGGCGAGTTCACAGGCTCAATACATCAATGGAAAGAGCTGCGTAAGGCTGGAAAGATTAGGTAAACAATTTTTAATTTAAAGGAAATGAAATGGCCAATAATTTATTGACGATTTCCAAGATCACAAATGAAGCCTTGATGGTCCTGGAAAACGAATTAACATTCACATCAGAAGTAGACAGAAACTATGATGACCAGTTTGCGGTTGTCGGTGGCAAAATCGGTAATACCGTGAATGTCCGTAGGCCTGGCCGCTTCGTAGGTACCACAGGTCCTGCGCTTAATGTAGAGGACTTCAACGAAACTTCGGTTCCTGTTACTTTAAGTACGCAATTTCACGTTGATACCCAATTTACCACCCAGGATCTGGCCCTATCTCTTGATATGTTTAGTGACCGCGTGCTCAAACCTGCGGTGGCCGCCATAGCAAATAAGATAGACCGTGACGGACTAACAATGGCTGCACTTCAAACTGCAAACATTGTTGGTGTTGCTGGTACTCCTCCAACAGGACTAATCACCTACTTAACAGCTGGTGCTTATCTTGATGCTGAAGGCGCACCTAGAGACGGACGTCGTGCTTGTATCGTAGAACCCTTTACATCTGCAACAATCGTTGACAGTTTAAAAGGTTTGTTCATGCCCCAAGAAGCGATTGCGGAGCAATACAGGAAAGGTTTGATGGGTCGTGACTCAGCTGGTACAAACTGGAAGTTAGATCAAAACGTGGTTTCACAAACTTTTGGTTCTTACTCTGGTAATACATTGTCTGCTGACACAACTGCACAAGTTGGTTATTTGACAAGTGGTTGGTCACAGTATTCCACAATTCAGATCAAAGCATCATCATCAAGCACATTGAATGCTGGTGACGTGATCCAGATTGCTGGTTTATATGCAACCAACCCACAAAACCGCCAAGCTTATGGTTCAGGCAAACTGCGTAATTTTGTTGTTCAGGCTACTACAACTGTAGGAACTGGCGCAACAAACATTCAAGTTTCACCTGCAATCATTGTTGGTGGTCAGTTCCAAAACACAATCGTGATTGGTTCTACATCCACAACAGCAGTTGTAACTCCTTTTAACAACACAGGTACATTGTCTCCACAGAACGTGCTTTTCCACAGAAACGCATTCACTTTGGCGGTAGCGGACTTGGAGTTGCCAGAGGGCGTTCACTTTGCTGGTCGTGCATCAGACAAAGAGATTGGACTTTCCATGAGGGTTGTGAGGCAGTACACAATTAATAACGATAGTATTCCTACCCGTTTAGACGTGTTGTACGGATGGGCACCTTTGTACCCTGAGCTTGCCTGCCGTATTGCAGCCTAATTAACATTTTATAAAGGATAAACAAAATGGCTAATCCAGGACCAGCAACCACAGTAACGGCACACCCCAGTAATGTCACAACAAACCAGACTCTGCGTTTGTTGGGCGTTGCAAAAGGTGTTAACTTAAATGCCGTTGCCTTTACACCAGTACCAGTAAATAACTCTACAACGTACTTGCCACAGACTATGTTAGTTACTAACGTCAACAATGCAGGTTCTGCAGTTGCGTTGACAACTACCACAGCTATGAGCATCACAACTACAAACGTAGGATCACCAACAGGTTTGTTTCCAGCGCTGACAACGACTCAGATTGCAGCATTGGCTACAGCACCACTTGGCGTTTCATTGTCAACAGCATCAGCTAATACACCAGCTCTACAAGGTCAAACTTTGTACGTTGATGTAACTGCTGCATCTGGCGCAACTGGAACAGGTGACGTTTATGTTTATGGCTACGACTTCAGCTAATCCGAGCTGAAATTGAGAAGGGTCACCCTCAAAAGGGGTGACTTTTTCTCTTTTTAAAGTACAATTAACCTATTTCCAAAGGAAAAAACATGCCATCTACCACAATTGCCCGTGGAAATGCTTTAAGCACTTTCTACATTGCGCCATCCATTACGCCTGCGCAGGTCGCTGCAAGCACAACAGCAGTTCAGACTTTCACAGTTCCAGGCCTGTTAACAACTGATTACATCCAACCAGGCGGTTACATTGCTAACCAAACGGCTGGTATTTTCATTGCTGAAACAGATTGTTTGACCAACAACATTCTGACAATTCAGTTTGGTAACTGCAGTACATCTCCTGCAACTCCTGCAACTGGCGTGTATGAATTCCAGATTACACGTTTTGAAGGTCCAGTTCCTGTAAACGCTGCTTAATCATGGCAAATACAAGCGTATTTAGACCAGTTGGTCCATCTTACGTTGTTGCTGTTTCGACAACCGCATCAGCTGCTTTGACTGTTACGCCTGCAGGTAACGATCAGATCAACTATTGCGGTTTTCTTAACACTTCAACCAATCCAATTGCATTAACGATTGCAGAGAATAACGCTCTCAATTCGTTAACGGCTCCAGCTGCGGTATTTCCTACTGCTGGAACTCCCACAAACACAGTAATATTAGGTGTGTCAATGTCAACGCCAATGGTGATTGCAGTTCCGTCTAACGGATTCTCTGTAAGCGCCATTACTTCGACATCAACGGCTAATCTGTATATTACTCCTATGGCAGATCAATCATGACAAACCAAGTAGCTAATACAAATACACCTAATACGGTGTTACTTAGCACTTACTCTACACAACCAGTTATTTCAAGCGGTTTTGGTACTTCCCCTACGCTTAAAGGCGTGACACCAAACTGTTTTGCGGTGACTGTTGGTAGTGGTGGTGCTGCATCAGGCACTTTAACTTTACCAGCTGCGCCAAACGGTTGGATGGTTGTTGCTAATGATGTAACATCTGGTTCAAGCCTATTTTTGCAACAAACTGCTAGTAGCACCACATCAGTTACTGTAACTGGTTACGGAATTACTACAGGACTTGCAGCAAATATGTCTGCTGGTGATGTGATAGTCATGACTTGCATCCCATACTAATGAATGCCCCTGCCTCAACCGTTGATCAGAATATACTGCCAGTACAGGCATACTTCGATGTGTTCGGAAACTTTCAGACGTTTTTAGGCCAGGGGCGTCCTTTTTATGCTACTTTGAACCCAGTTCAGAGTGGTCTGACTATCACAAATAGCACAATAAATAGCTCCTCAATTGGACTAGTTACCCCATCTTCAGGTGCTTTTACCAATATAAGCACCACAACAGGCTCAATTAGTACAACTCCTGTAAATGCTACAGATATTGTTAATAAAAGTTATGTTGATGCTTATATTCAGGGATTATCATTTAAGCAACCAGCTCAAGTAGCAACCACTGCAAATATCACTTTATCTGGGCTACAGACAATTGATGGTTACACAACATTAGCTGGTGATAGAGTTTTGGTCAAAAACCAGAGTACTCAGGCTAATAATGGTATTTATATAGCATCTGCAAGTGCTTGGGTTAGATCAAGTGATGCTAATACTTATGCTGAGTTGGTGGCTGCATTTCTGTTTGTGGAAAATGGAACAAGCCAATCTGGATCAGCTTGGGTTAGCACAATTCCTCAAAATGGAACTCTTGGAACAACTCCAATAACATTTACTCAGTTCAGTAATAATGCTACATACACAGCAGGAACTGGACTAACTCTTTCAAGCTATCAATTTAGCATTACTCCAGTTGGCACAGCAGGCACTTATGGCTCTGCCTCAAGTGTCCCAGTATTTGTTACAAATGCATCTGGTCAAGTTTCATCTGTAACTAATACCACAATTAGTATTGCACCTAGCCAAATTAATGCAACCATCCCTAATTCTGGACTCACAAACTCCACAATTTCAGGAATTGCACTTGGTTCTAATTTGGCTAATTTGACTGCTGGAACTAACATTACTTTTAGCTCTGGCACTACCTACAATGGCT